GTAGGCAATGTAGGTAGTGCCAGCAACCTCAATTATCTTAAATGGCTCCATTGGATTTGATGGCCTGAACACGGCTTCTGGGTACATTTCTTTTACACGCTTGATGCGCTCTGCCACATCCACATAATCATCCATCGCAAAACTCATAACATTGCTCCTTCATCTACGGCAAGCCACACAATGCAGTTATTGCCTTTGGCATTTGGTCGGGTTCGACCACTATCAATAACCAGGCGCATCTTTACTAATGAGCCCCGTGATGGCCTTACACTATTGCCATCTATGCGCGTAACGCTCTCTATTTCTTGATCGGTTGCCCCATCTAAGCCACGGCTTTCAATGTAAGAATAGACGGCGCGATTTATTGAGCCAATATGCGGCTCAACAGCTAGTAGAGCCTTTAGTGATGTGCGTTGGTAGGTCATAACTTGTTAGCCACATCTCGCCGGCCAACTCCCTTGCCTAAATCAAAGCCTGCCTGGAAACCTTTGTCTAGTCCAGCCTCCTTGCCTAGCAAATAACCTGCATACATGATGACACTGCACATCGATGTAATGATTGTAAAGATAGCCCAATCGCTCATTTGCCTGCCTCGCCTTCCATTTTCCAATACGCCTGGATTGTTTTGTCCATGTCAAAGCGGAATTGGCCACCAATAGGCTTCATGGCTTTTATTTTGCCATCGCGTACCATGCGGCGCAATGTGCCCGATGAGATTTCTAGCATTGCTGCCATCTGTGTTGTGCTTAAATATGTCGGCTCCATTAGTCTGTCCATTTGGCGGCGTAATCTGTAAGGATTGCAATGTCACCAGTTGCACCATCAAATAATGCCTGGTGAGGTTCGGCAACAGATTTAAGATATGCAGCAGCTAGTAGGTAATCTGAGTAATTTTCACACCAAAATGCAAACTCCCAGGCATAGTCAACTTCTGTCTGTGGTATGACTGTCTCAAATCGACCCTCTTTTTGTTTCCAATCGGTGCCAGCCCAACGCATTTGCATCGATGTCAAGTAATCAAAATCCTGCGATGTGATGTCTAAGGTTATCTTCATGAGCTGGCCTTAACCACGCGCAATGGATTTGCCTTGACCCAAGCAGCTGACATGCTCTCAAATTGCTTATCTATCTCGGCAATTGTGTAGAGCTCGCAGTCATTGCATCCGCATTCAATTGCTTCATCAAACTCTTTAGATTGCTTGCTGAGCTCTGTAACTATATCTATATGTAAATCTGCCATTCTTGACATGTGAGGCCCCTCGCTAAGTACCACCAACGGTGATATGGCTAGGATAGACGATATAGACAAAATAGACAACATAGACGCCTTTGGGCGTGTCTAACGCTCCAACAGGATGGTGTAAATGTGGTCAAGCCTGGCCTCTAGCCTGTTGACCTGTTCCTTGATGCTTGCCCCGTTAGCCTCTGGCCCTATTTCGGCCATGATTGAGCGCACTATAAACCTGACGGCCGCATATAGCCCAGACAGGATGGCCATGACACCTACGGCCACGGCCACCCATGCCTGGACTTCCATCTTACTTTTTTACCAATCCAAATTGCTGCTCACTTGGCTGCAATGCCTTCAGAATTGGGCCAACTAGGCCGGCAATAAATGCATTTGCCAGAGTCTTTGGATCTGATATTCCTGAAAGATACAGGGCAGCAGCTGATGCCAGTGCTGCTCTTACATACGACAAGGCCGCCGCTTTGAGTTGTGATTTCATAGTTCTACTCCTTGTATTTTTTTAATCAATGCCGCCACCTTGACTGCATCAATACTAATTTCATAATGTTGTTCATCTTTACGGCTTTTGTAATCGCCTCCCCAGGTCAAGCCATATTTGTGTGCAAGGGCTCTTAGCATTGGCACTTTGCCCGGCTCAAATGTTCCTATTTGGCCCAAAGGGTGACGGCTCGCATTTAGATCGATGGCCGTGCCGCTACTGTGATTGCTTAATTTATTGGTTGTGCCCCTAACCATCCTGTAGCAAAATCCCCAATCGTCATTTGCGCCGATATCTAACGGCTCAATAAGCAAATGATACTCAGCTGCAAACCCGATTAAAAGAGGTGCTACCTTTTCGGCGCATCGCAGTTTAATCGCCGTGCCAGGCACGGCATAGGACTTTATGCCTATTTCGGCCTGATCCTTTGATGCAGGCCAGCCGTTATAGCTTGTTAGCATTTAGGCATTGGTATAGGTAACGCTAACCTCGCCGCCGTTAGCCATAAGGTTATAGGGCTGCAACTCTACCCAGCCCTCATTACAGCCGCTAAAGCCCACGCCGTTGGCTTGCCCGTTCATACAAATTAAATTACTTGTACTCCATCCATCATCCGCACCGCTGCCACCGGCCGACCAGGCCACGCTGCCCTGCAATATGCAGATGCCATCTTGATACCAGCGCATAGCGCAAGTGATGTTTGTGTCATCGGGTGTAAAACTTAGGTTAGTGCTAGCACCTGATACGGCCCCTGCTTGTGCGCCGTTAGATGCCTGCACTCTTAGATCGTACTTAGTCTGATTATTTACACTAAATTGTACTGGTCCCATTGTATTCTCCTTAGTTTGTTGGTAAATCGTGCTCTGCATTAGCACAACTCCATCGGCAAGTTGCCTCATCTAGCACCGCTTCATTGTGACATTTAGGCGCAATAAAAGCATCGCGTACTAAATCGTATGTATAGCCAACACCTGCATAATTAAATCTAATGTTGTTGTTGTAACTTGTTTTGACCCAAGTGCCGCCAAAATTATCTAATATCCAATCGTGGCCTTCATTAGGCATAGAATTATCTGCAACAAGTACGCGGATAACTTTATTATCGGCATCTATTTCTGCAAAGTGGCTCATACTGCATACCGCACAATTATTAAACCTGAGCCGCCGTTGCCGGCATTACCTGAGCCATCCCAGCCGCCGCCGCCTGAACCCGTGTTGACCGTGCCGTTTGTACTGGCACCACCGCCGCCTCCTGCGCCGCCACTACCTGCACCCGAGCCGCCATAACCTGCACCGCCGCCTGCTATGTAACCACCTACGCCGCTTCCAGTTACCGAAAACCAAGAGGACCAAACATTAGAACCACTACCGCCGTTACCACCGACACCTGCGCCGCTTGCATTTTGACCGACAGCCGCAGCACCGCCGCCACCGCCGCCAGCTGCACTTGCCGCATTACCACCTGCAAAGCCATAACCCGTTCCACCTGTGCCAGTTTGTGTCGATGCACCGCCTGTACCAGTTGATCCACCACCACCACCGCCTGAACCACCGCTATTGCCATTTACACCTGAGACCCACCCACCACCGCCGCCGCCAACTGCAACAGTTAAAGATCCAAAACTAGAATCCACACCGTTGCTGCCGTGTCCACCACCGCCGCCGCCTGCACCACCACCGCCAATAGTTACAGTCTGATTAGTTGATATCGATTGACTTGTTGCGTAAAAAATACCACCAGCACCGCCGCCTGCTGCCTGTTGTGCACCTGCACCACCACCGCCTGCTACAACTAAAACATCAAAAGATATAGAGCCACCACTAATTCCTAATGTGCCGCTTGCAGTAAATACACGATAATTAAAACCGCCGCCTGTAAAAAGTGTGCCACCAGTTACAGCTAAAAGATGGCCACTTATTTGACTAGCCATAATTCCAAGCATCGGCATTATGCAATATCTCCAAAAATAATCCAACTGTTAGCAGCCAATTTTTTACAGGTTGCACCTGAGTTAGCTACACGCAATTTAGGCGTAGCACTTGTAGCACCTGTACTAATTACCGTAGTAGTGCCTGGGGTTACTGCCCCTATTGTTGGTTGGCCTGCCCCTGTAATCCAAAATACATTTATCTCAGTACCTACTGCAAAATTGAATGTGGCATCTGTTGGAATATTAAATTGCTGTGTTGCCGCGTTGTTCATTGAGAATATATTGCCTTGATCCCCTGAGGCGAAGGTATAGGCGGCAGTTTTGGCGCTGTATGTGCTTGCATAAATGGCATTCATCTGTGCAGCTGTAAGGACTTGGCCGGTGGTAAAGGTCTGGAATGTCATCTATTTGCTCGCTTTCATATTAGTAGGATAGTACATTGTTGGTCGTGTCAAGGGTTCCATAGAGCGCGTTGTCAAGAATAAAACTATCAATAATCGCCTCTAGCGTGGTCATATTGACCTTCCAAGAATTTGGCGTAATAGTCATTGCCTTGCCAAACACCTGCAAGGTTTTTGTCAAAGTAGAGTTACCAGGCTGATTGGTTGTAATAGTTACAGGATCAAAGAAATCGAGGTCTAGGGCTGCAATAATGCCTGTGTTGTAGTTATCTGTGTATAGGTCAAGGGTTATGGAATCGCATCTGACCGTGGTTTCTGCGCGTGAGGCTACATAGGCCTGGGCGTAATCAAGCGCAACCTGATCCGTTTGCATGAGTAGGTTTTGCTGATTGTAACTATGTAGGAAATATTTATCAATGCTTGCCTGGTCTGTCGCAGTCTGCACACTGCCACCGCTACGGGTCACATTGGCCTGGTTGTATATAAGGACATCATTAAGAATCCAAACAGCATTTGTGTAGCTAATGTCTGTGCCATTATCGTTAAATAATACAGGTGTGCCGGTAATTGATGAGGCAGTTAAATTTCTGTCTTGAAATACAAAATTGCCC